CGCTCCATCTCCTCGAGCTCCTCCAGGCGCTTCCGATCGGATGCGCTGAAGGCCTGGCGTGATTGCGCAATGGTTCCAGCGCCTTCGATTCCGCCCTTGAGGGCTGCGGCTCCAGCTCCCAGGGCCAACAGTGTACCGACCGCCATATGGGCCTCCTCAGTCGTAGGTGACTTCAACCGCTACGCCCCAGTTCAGGATCGCAGTCCGGTCAATGAATGACAGTGCAGCCAGACCCACGGTGTAGCGTTGTGGTCCGGTGCTGGTGTGAAGGTGGACGCCATCGTGCTGGCCGTACCCGATCCACGTATGTGGATTTTGGGCGCCTGCTGGCGGCGATGTTGCTGCCCAGCCGTTGTAATTGTTGACGGTCTCCAGGCTGGCGCTTGAGATTACAAGCCCGACGTCCCCGACGTATGGCGCCACGTATGTGTACCGCTCGTCAGTACCTGGGCCGCGCGCGCCATCATCTGGGCCAGCCTCAAGTTCAAACCAGTAATGAAACAGGCATGTGGCGGGAGCTCTGATGTCCAGGCTGAATGCGGTTCCCGGCAGCACCTCGAACTTCGACGCCCCAGTGTACCTGCGGCCAGTCAGGGCGGACGTGGCAAACGTGACACGGACAGCGGCGCCTCCGCTCCACTGACCACCCTGGTATCCAGTGACACCATGCTGGAGGCCTCGGATCGGATCGTAGAGGGGTGGCTGGACGTGTCGACCGTCAATGAACTGAGCGTTCCGCAGGTCGGCGGGTACAACGCCTTCATGAAGGTAGACGCGCAAGGCGTCAACATTTCCCTGAATGTTGCTGCTTGTCAGGGCTGTGCCTGCGCTGAATGAATTGGGCGGAGTGTAGGCCATGAGTCATCCGATCCTTTGATGGATTGCAGTCAGCTGGCCACAGGTAAGGTTCAATTTTTGAGCAGCAGCACCGACGGATGCTATGAGGTTCAGTCTATTTGAACTGGCTGCAAACCCCGCATGATAGATGCCGTGCGCAACAATTCGCAGACCATAAATGGTGGTCGATCCTGTTGGGTTCAGCCAGTAAGCGCCGGAAACTCCACCCCATTGAAGAGCTTTTAAGGTCCTGTCGTCTGTCCCTCCGTTAACCGCGTTCCCCTGCGCGCTGTACTCAAGCCACGCGGGAACGATTGACTGGGCTGCCATGTTGCTGGTGTTCTCGAACGCTGGCGTTCCAGACTGGTAGTTACCCTGGCCCGGAACCGGAACCCAATTAGTCAACCCTGCGCTGGTTACGTCCATTTCCAGGTGGAGCACCCAACAGGCCAAGCAGTCGTTGAGGTCAAATTGACCACCAGCTTTGTCGTCTATGACAACCAGGCCGGCATCTGACACGGGAGCAGCGTACGGTCTACCGCTAACGATTGGCTCCGCGCTGGTGTCCCAATAGACGCGCAAGATGTCCCCGGTCCCGATTGTCCAACCAGCGCCAAACACGAGGCGCGTAGATCCTCCACCAACCTCGTACAAGGCAGACGGTGAACTGGTAGCACTTGGGACGGTTTCAAATACGCTGTGATCGTAGACGCCGGTTCCAAGCTTTACCCGCAGGCTGTCAATGGTGATGACGTTTTCAGTTCTAATCTGCGGAAGGTCAACAGATCCCGCCGCGTGGTTGGCTTCGTCAATCGCCCCCGATTGACTGTAGTCAGTAAACCGAGTGTTCAAGTCTGTAGCGTCTATAGACTGGCCAGGCTCAAGGCGCGGGCGAATGATTCGTGACACGGGAACTCCTACCGATAGCGCGCAATGGCCAGAACTTTAGAACCGAAAACGTGTGCCTGCATCAGATGACGGTTGGTGGAGTCGTCTGTGATTGCGTCATCTTGGCCAGCTGGGGTAAACCTCCATTCATATTCTACGTTCAGATCCCCTTGTGGGTACAGACCGGACCCAAAAATCCTGAACGAATCCATAGACTTAGAGGTTCCCAAGCGTTCAACCATAACGACCCCTGCCACGCTAATCCGGAGGCGCATCCGCTTTTCGTTGGGCGGGTAGTTGTTGTTGTTTGTCTGCTGAAACGCTGGGAAAATTGCGGCCAGCCCAGCCCATTCAATGTGCAGATGTCCGCCCTTAAAGCCTACCAATAGCTGCGTGAAAGCCGTCCTCCAGCCTCCGTTATATCCTTGATAGGTGACAGCGCGAAACTGCGTTCCCAGCGTATTCGCAGCTGTGGCGCGGGCATTGCCCTGCTCCCCTCGCGTGGTTCCACTTCCCCATAGCGGTCCCTGTAGTCCAGCAGGTTGGCCACCGCTGGCCCACACTTGCCTGACAGCGTTGGTGACCATGTTGGTGTTGTTGTAGGCCTGAGCTGGCGTCTGGGTGCGATCCAGGGTGGTAATAGCAGACTGACTGCTGCGGAGCTCCGCGTTCAGCTGGTCGGCCTCTGTGGTTTGGTTCGTTCGCGCTTGGTGGTTGGTCCAGTACTTCATCCGCGTTTTCCTGCGATGGTGGACGTGGGTGGCATCCGGTACTCCACCTCCCATCCGACAAAGAGTAGGTCATCCGTCGTAGAAACCTCGAGCGCGAACCACGCGCAGGACTGCTGGGCCACCGCAATCCGCAGCGGTACCAGCTGGGTGTCCTCCCATTCGTCTGTGCCAATGATGGCGGAGTCATACACCGGAAGGTTCGCTGAGTCTGGCGGCTGGGCCAGGTAGCTACGGGAGGCAATCCCCACGCGCTGAAAGTCTTTGTAGGCGTATGCGTCTACGTCCACGCTTCCAGTCGTCATGGTCCAAAGGGTGGCGTATTGGACTCGCTTCTGAATCTGCGCGTCGCCCAGGTCGAGCCAGGCAGTCTTGAGGATAGAGGTGGGTGGCCCGTTCTCCACGTAGGCGTCACCTTCAATCCGTCCGCCCATCGCGCGTCGCTGGGACAGAATAAATAGCCCCGATTCACTGTCTGCTCCGGCCTGTACTCCTGTATTGTGGCCGAATACCAGCTGGCCGTTGTGCATCCGATCGAGAGATCCAACAGGAAAACCGGTCCTCGTGCTCCACCCTTCTTTCTCCGTGTGAAACACCAGGCCCAGGTTCGGGCGGTCGTTTCCGTCCACGGGAATGTAGCAATGAAATGCGCGGTCCATTGGCGAGTATCGGCCCACAGCGCGAGCGGCGCAATCTGGCGTCAACCGTCGAAGGGTGCGCTTGATCGGTTCGCTTAGGCGTAGGACCTGCATTTCAGACCCACCATCGAACCCACCCTGAAGAGCGTAGACGCCATCTTGGGCCAGGAACACCACGCCCAGCCCTGGCACCTGGTCAACCGTGTGAGGGCTACGGCACGCCACCTGGCTGGTCACCGTTGTGGCAGAGAATCCGCTGATGAAGTCTCCAGACACCACGTCCACTCCATTTTCCCGGAGCACTATTAAGACCCGGTAATGAGCGAACAGGCGCACCACGGCGCCTCCAGGCGCGGACAGGCGAATGAAGTCAGCCCCACCGAACTGGTCCGGTAGGCCTGGGGTGGAGAAGTAGAGGGTATGAGGATCTGAGGGTCCACCGTCCAGGAACAGGCAGTCCTGGTAGACAGCCGCTGTCCCAGCTCGAGGGGACGGCATTGGAACAGACGCAAGATCAGAAGCGCGCCAGCGATCCGACGGCCGTCGATCTGGCTGCGTCAAACCACAGGTCCTCCGTGTTGTTCCGCACGGTGTCTATCAGATAGCAGTCCGTATCCGAGTAGGTGGGGCTGTCTACGTCCACGTTCTGGGTCCGGTAGATTCTGCGGGCTACTACGCCGTCTGGTCCAATCGGTAGCCGCATTCCGACGCAATACCGAAACCCTGCACTGTTTTTGAGTATTTCCCACTGAACCGATACCTCATCGGAAAGCGGGGATTCACTGCCGTTTTCCATCAGGTAGGAAACACGGTATCGAAACTGCTGCCCCTTGGCTTCAGCGGTACCATCAGCAAAGCCCAGACCATACGATCCAGGATCGCTGATAGCCCCAGCCTCCGCCGGCCACCACAACGTCACGCTGTCCCCGGTCACGTTGTCAGCTGATGCAGGCGCTGCCGTTGCCACGCTGCTAATGGTCTGCACTCCCAAGAGGTCAGGGCTGGGCGCTTGAGCAGAAAACCCAAGAGGCCTTGTCACGCCCAATTTCAACGCGCCAGCCATGTGAGTTGTGCCAGGCAGTGGCCAGGGTCGAATCACCACAGGGGTGTCCCGTCCGTTGGTCACCAGGACCGCGTCTGCTATCGCTGTGTACTGGCTGGCAGCCTCTCCAGGCGCTGGAATGGTTCGGCCAGTCTGAAGGGCGTACTTTTCACCCACTCCACCGACTTCGTGGAACAAGTACAGCGTCCCAGCAGATTCGAACAGAATTGTGTACCGTTTACCGCTTGAGAGTTGTTCATACACAAACAAGCTGTCAATGGGTCCAAGAGTGTGGAACGGCTCAAACTTGTTTGCCGGGTTTGGGCGGTACTTCTCGTATCCGACGCGAGTCGACCACCCAAACGTCCGAGGGTCCACGGTGACGTTCTGGAGCTCTCCGAAGCTGTCCGCCGGTTGTGGCAGAAACTCTACTACGGCGCCCAGCTCTCGAAATTGTTGGGTAATTCCCTGCACTTACAGCCTCACGGGGTGAAGGTCAGCGGGCCAAAGATATTGGGGTAGCGCTGAATGTCGCTTCCACCACGCTGAATCCGTCGGGGTGGTTGGCCCAAGTATCGGGCCTCCATTTCTCGCGTCAACGTGACGCGCTTCCGCTGGTAGACGGCGGAGAGCGCTGGGTTGTCGTGCTTGAGTGCAACCTGCTCAAGGGCTGCGTAGGCAATCGCCTGACTGAATGCAGCGGGGACCAGCGGAATGTCAGTGTCTTCCCTCATCGGTCGGGGTGCCACCAGGCGGCGGATTCCCATCGTAGTGTCTGCGCTGGGGTGGGGGTACAGCTCAATGGACGGGTACACCCCGTTGGCGTCCTGGTACCGGATGGCAGAGGCCTGGAAGGACTGGCCCTCGAGCACGGACAGACGAGTGTCCGGCACCAGGGTCACACCACCCGGAGGAGCCACGGTGTCCGTGTTGGCCGTGATGCCTCCGCTGCCATCGTGGCGGAGACGCTGCGGAGCGTTGATCCCCAGAGCTGGAGCAGTGAAGTAGTACCGGCGATAGAGCCCGGTGGCGCTGGGGACAGTCTCCGGAGCCAGCGCTA